CCATGCCTGAAAAGCCAGATACGTGGGCCGCGCTCTGGGTCGCTCTTTCGAATCCACTTTGGCAGGGCGCAATCATGGCGATCCTTATCTCGGCCCTTCGTGTTCTGTACGACGCCAAGGAGACCAGCACACGCCGGATTGTGTTCGAAGCTCTCATATGCGGCGGCCTGAGTTTGTCTGCCAGCAGCGTCATCGAGTGGATGGCATGGCCCTCGAGCCTGTCAGTCGCCGCCGGCGGCACCATTGGTTTCCTTGGTGTCACGGCGATACGAGAGCTGGTCACCCGTTTCCTGGGCCGCAAGGCGGACACGCTATGAAGGCGTTTGCCGTTGCGTTGATCGTCGCCATGGTCGCGCTGCTTCTGGTGGGGATTCAGCAGTACCGCGTTATTGCGCTGCAGGGTCAGGTCACGATTGAGGCCAAGGCCACCAAGGATGCGGTAGCCGCCAACGCCGAGAGCCAGGCGACCATCACAAGCTTACGCGCCGAGGCCCAGCGCAACGCGGCGTACCAAGCTGATCTTGCGAAGCGACTCAAGGACAGCGAACAGAAAGCCCAGAAGGCGAGGAAAGACTTTGACCAACTCAAGCGCACCAGCAAGCCTGTTCGTGACTGGGCTGCTCAGCCTTTGCCTGACGGCCTGCGCGGCAAGCCCGCAGCCACTGGTGGTAAAGACAACGGCGGTAAGGCTGGAGCCCCCTGAGCTGGTCCCATGCGAGCGCATCAGCACGGCCGACGAAGACCTGGCATTGAATGGTGATCTGTGGACGTTGAAGGACAGGGCAGTGAACCTGCTCGACACGTGCGCCGATCAGGTCGACGCGCAGATCCTGCGCAGCCAGAGCAAGTGAAGAAGTCCTGGTGCGTTGCAGTGCCGGGCTATCAACCGTTCCCGATGATCATGCCGGAAGATCACGACTGTGCCGGTGCTCTCGCGTTCGCGCGAGGGATCTGGCCACGTTGCTCGGTTCAATGAGGTATCACGATGGCTTGCAGTGGATGCGAACAGCGCCGCGCCTGGATCAAGAAGTGGAGTCGAATAGCATATGAACGAGCAAACCAACTCATTGCTCGGTCAGATCCTGGCCGAGCAGATCAGACAGACCGAGATCCTGCTGCGGATGGCAGAGCAGCAGACCCTGGTCGTTCAGCTGCTGAGCGATGATGGTCTTCAACCTGGTGATCAGGTCGTCGAGCGTCCTCGCGACGTTCCGACGTATCTCGACGGGTCGCCATGCCTGTAAGGCCTCAGCGTCATCACCCGTCTGCGCCAAGCACGCCAAAGCATCAGCCGCCCGAGCAGCAGCGGGGTACCAGCGCATCGCGAGGCTACGACTACAAGTGGCAGCAGGCGAGGAAGGGTTACCTGGCAAAGCATCCTCTTTGCGTTCATTGCCAGGCTAGCGGTCGCGTCACGGCTGCTACTGACCTTGACCACATCATCCCGCACCGTGGCGACAGGGTCCTGTTCTGGGAGCGATCGAACTGGCAGGGTCTTTGCCATTCGTGCCACTCGGTCAAGACGGCCACCGAGGACGGTGGTTTCGGCAACGCGCGGTAGGCAGCTGCCGGATTCTTATGGCGCAACAAGATTGTAGATTTACAAAAAAAAATTCGACGGAAAGGGCTCTGGAAAAAAAGGGTTCTGAATGAGAATCGCGATCATCTGCGGCCCTGAACGAATGGGAATGATTCTCGTGACCGGACCCGCACCGATTTGGGGCGGGGAGGGGCGGTGCGAAAGTCCACGGCTTACCTCTTCCAGACCGCGCCGAAACGTTTCTTTCGCGCCGTCAAAATTAGCTTTCTGAAATATAGGACCCGCATATGACCCGAGGACGGAAGCCGACGGCGCCGCACCTCAAGGTTCTGGCCGGTACCACGCGCCCAGATCGAGAGGTCACCGACGCGCCTGAGTTTGATCTGATTGATGATTTCCCCGACCCCCCTCAGCACCTGAACGTCGACGGCTCCGAGATGTGGAAATCGCTCGGCCGCCAGCTGGTTGCGGCCAAGGTGTTGCAGGTCGTTGACCTGTATTCCCTTGAGCAGCTTTGTTTTGCGTGGCAGTGCTTCCGGAAAAAGGCGAAGGCCGACATGGAGTCGACCGCTGCTGAAACCACGGCGCTTAAGGCACTTTTCTCCGAGTTCGGCATGACCCCGGCCAGCCGCCGGAAGGTCTCGGCGGGCAGCGACAAACCGAAAGGCAATGCCTTCGCCGGTAACGGCCGAAAGTAGAGAGGTAATTACCGAATATCTGGCACCGCCAGTCTGGAGTGGGGATGCGTGATTTCGTCAAAATCGCGACTGACTATGCCCGGGCTGCGGTTGCAGACAAAAAGCGCAAGCGCCATGGCAAGCTGATCCGCCAGGCCGCCCAACGCTTTCTCGACGATTTGAAACGGGCCAAAAAGCGCGACTGCCCATTCCTATTCGACCCATGGCACGCCAACGACCCGTGCGACTTCATCGAGAAGCTGCACCACGTCGAAGGCAAATGGGAAAAGCCGACGATCGTCATGCACGCGTCGCACATTTTCTTCGTGGTTCAACTGTTCGGGTTTCGCAAAAGGGAAGCTGTCTACACCGAAGGCTGGGGCAACAAGGGGATGTTTCACCCGCGTCGCTTCACCTCGGCGCTGTTTGCGGTGGCGCGGAAAAACGCGAAGAGCACGCTGTCCTCGGCGATCCTCCTGTACTGCGAATGCTGCGAGCCGGAAGAGGGCGCCCAGATCGTCAGCGCCGCCACCACATTTGGCCAGGCAGCGATCATCTTCAACGCCGCGAAACGCATGGTCGAAAAGAACTCTGACCTGCGTGAACACTTCGGCCTGGAGGTATGGGCCAAGGCCGTCACCAGGATGGAAACGGGGGCCAGCTTCAAGCCAATCCACGCCAAGGCCTCTACGCAGGACGGTTTAAACCCGTCTCACGTGGGTCTTGATGAGATCCATGCCCACAGAACGGCGGATCTGCTGAACGTATTGCAGTCGGCGGCCGGCGCCCGGGGCAACCCGCTTTGGCTATTCACCACGACTGAGGGGTACACGAACCCAGGCCCCTGGGCTGAAATCCGGATGTTCGCGAAAAAGCTGCTGGCTGGTCTATATGGCCACACGGCTGACCACTACCTGGTGGTGTTCTACGCGGTCGATGACGAGGACAAGAGCCTCGGTATCAAGGCTGATGAGGAATTCGACGAGAGCTGCTGGATCAAGGCCAACCCGTTGATGGATGTGAACCCGCACTTAATGGCGGCGATTCGCAAGGAGGCGGTGGAAGCAAAGCAAATGCCGTCGAAGATGGCGGAATTTCGCATCAAGCGGTTGAACCGCCCAGCGTCCACCGCTGACGGCTGGATAGACCTCAACAAGTGGCAGCGTTGCGACGGCGAGGTCGATCTCGATTGGCTGGCTCAATATCCGTGCTGGGGCGGCCTCGACCTGGCATCCACCACGGACATTACCGCGTTCCGCCTGGTGTGGAACGTTGACGGCGTGCTTTACACCTACGGTTGGCGTTGGGCGCCCGAGAGTGCGGTGGCTTTTCGCACCGAACGAGGCACTGTCCCGTACGCATCGTGGGTCGAATCTGGCCTGCTAAAGCAGACCGAGGGAGACGTTACAGATTACGGAGTCATCGAGGCTGACGTGAAGGCGGTCTGCGAGCGCTTCAACGTGCTTGGGATTGCCTATGACAAGTGGAACGCGAGCGACCTGGTCAACCGCCTGGTAGCTGCCGATCTTCCGCTAGTCGAGTTCATCCAGGGTCCGAAGTCATACCACCCTGCAATGCAAATGCTCGAGCACGCCTATATATCCGGGCGCCTGGCCCACGGCAGCGACATGCTGCTGAATTGGTGCGCTTCCAACCTGATCACGCGCCGAGACGACAACATGAACATGGCGCCGGACAAAAAACGGTCTGCCGACAAGATCGATGACATGGCCGCGCTGCTCATGGCGATTGGCTTATCCGGGGCAAGCCCGGAGCAGCAAGACATCTCTGAATTTTTCGCCAACCCGATCATCATCGGATAAAGAATCTATGAATACCGGCCTACTCCTGTTTCTCCTGGCGGCCGTGGCCGGGCTTTGTCTGCTCGTTTCGGGCGTCTATGTGCTGGCGGGTCTCGGCTGGTCGCTGATCGCCGCCGGCGCCTGCTTCGTTTCTTCCGCTGGATTCATTCGCAAGGGGCTGACTAGTGAGTAAACCCCTGAAAGCAGTGCTCCAGCAGGCTCTGTTCAAGTCCGCAGAGCCAGGATTTATGAAGTCCTCGCTGGCTGGCTGGGTTGGCCGGAAAATTGGACTGAGCGATGCCGCCTTCTGGAACGGCTATTACGCCACCGACTCAGCGTCCGGCAAGACCGTAAGCCAGCAGACGGCCCTCCAGTTGTCCACGGTGTGGGCGTGCGTCCGATTGATCGCCGAAACTCTGGCCACGTTGCCGATTGCTCTCTACGAGGACAAGAACGGCGTGCCTACCGTCGCTTCGTCGCACCCGGTGCACCGCGTGATCGCCATTCAGCCGAATGCCGATCAGACACCGGTCGAGTTCTGGGAGTGCGTGCTGGTGAGCCTGCTGCTGAGCGGGAACAGCTTCAACGAGCCGCATCTGGTCGGGAAAGAGCTGTCCTCTCTGGAATTCCTGTTGCCGCAGGCTGTTTCAGCGCCACGCCGCACCAGTACCGGCGCAATTGAGTACCGTTTTATCGATTCTGAGGGCAAACCGCACACGCTCTTGGACGATGAAATGATGCACACGCGGGGGTTTGGTAACGATCCCCTGTACGGGTTGAGCCCACTCTCCATGGGCCGGAACGTTTTTGGCGCCGCCATGGCTGCAGATGAGTCGGCCAGCAAGATGTTCGCCAACGGAATGAAGCTTGGCGGCGTGCTTTCCACGGACCAGATACTGAATAAGGTTCAGCGCGAGGACATTCGCGATGACATGGCCAGCAAGTTCGCGGGGGCGGTGAATAGCGGAAAGACGATGGTTCTGGAAGCCGGTATGAAATACCAGCAGGTGTCGATGACGCCGGAAGATGCGCAGATGCTTCAAACCCGTGCTTTCAACGTCGAGGAAATCTGCCGGTGGTTTCGCGTGCCACCCTGGATGGTTGGGCATACGTCCAACAGCACCAGCTGGGGTACCGGCATGGAACAGCAGATGATCGGCTTTCTCAGCTTTACCCTGCTTCCCTGGATGAAGCGGATAGAGCAGAGCATTAACCGCCGGCTGCTCAGGCCGGAAGAGCGCCGCCGGTTTTACGCCAAGTTCAATCCGGAAGGCCTGCTGCGCGCCGACAGCGCCGCGCGCGCAGCCTTCTACAGCTCAATGACGCAGAACGGGATCTACACCCGGGATGAATGCCGAATCAAAGAGAACCTGGCGCCCAAGGGCGGCAACGCCGCCGAACTCACCGTTCAATCGAACATGCTGCCGATCGACAAGCTCGGCGGCGATGCTGGCGATGCTCAGCAGGCGCGGTCCGCTTTGCTCAACTGGCTCAACGACAAGCCCAAAGGAGGCGCGGAATGAACCGAAAAGACCAGTCGATGGCGGTCAAGTACCGTTCATTCAACTATGACGTGAAGGCTGTAGGTGAAGACGGCCTTTTTTCTGGGTACGGATCCGTGTTCGGCGTAGTCGACAGCTACAACGAGGTCGTCGCGCCTGGCGCGTTCCTGGAGTCGATCGCCGATGCCAAAGCCAAGGCTCGCACCTTTCCTGTGCTGTGGCAGCACCGCACTGGTGAGCCGATTGGTAGCTGGGACATTGAGAGCCTGAAAGAGGACGACCGGGGCCTTGTTGGCTCTGGTGAGTTGTGGCTGGCCGACGCCCCGTACGCTCGAATCGCTTACCGGGGCATGCAGTCCCGCTCCATCACTGGGCTCTCCATCGGCTATTACGTCCGGGAATCCAGTTTCGACGAGAAGACCCGGATTCGCACGCTGACCAAGCTCGATCTGGTCGAGATTTCCATCGTGACCGTGCCGGCCAACGACGAGGCGCGTACCGACACCATCAAGTCGAAGCTTGCCCACGGCGGCCTGCCTTCACTTCCAGAATTTGAGCTGCTCCTGCGCGAGGCAGGCTTCTCGAAGACTCAGTCTGCGGTGATTGCCAACCGTGGATTGCAGCACCTGCTCCGGAGCGAGTCCGTGGGCGACCAGGCTGAAACCGAAATCGCCAAGGCGCTGCACCTGCAGCTCAGCCAAGGCCTGTCTCTCCCATCGTTTAAGGAACACTCATGAACTATAAGAGCAACGAAGCTCGCTCCGAGAATCGCCAGATCCAGCGTAAAGAGCGCGCTGACGACCACATCGAACTGAAAGACGTCATGGACGCGCTGGGTAAGCGCGACCAAGAGATCAAGGCTTTCGCTCAAAAAGCGAATGATGAAATCTCGGCCCACGGCAAGATCCTGGACGACACGAAGGGTGCGCTCGACGTCCTGACCAAGTCAGGTATGGAACTGCTGGACCGTCTCGCTGCGGTCGAGCAGAAAATGGCGCGCCGTGGCGGCGGCGAAGACGAGCAGGTCAAATCCATTGGTGAGCAATTCACCGATGGTGATGACTTCAAGGGCTTGGCCGAGAAAGGTCGCGGCATTGCCCGCATGCGCCTGAAGGCCGTGACCAGCATTACCAGTTCCACGACTGGTACCGGCGGCGTTGGCGTGGCCATCCAGCCGACGCGCGTGCCCGGCATCATTACCGGTCCTGAGCGCCCCTTCACTATCCGCGATCTGATCATGCCGGGTCGCACCGGCTCCAACGCGATCGAATACGTGCGCGAGTCCGGCTTCCAGAACATGGCCGCTCCGGTCGCCGAGGGCGCTGCCAAGCCGCAATCCGACCTGTCCTACGAGCTCATCACAACGACTGTCAAAACCATTGCTCACTGGTTCCGGGCTTCCAAGCAGGTGCTGGCTGATATCCCGCTGCTGCAGAGCTACATCAATGGCCGCGCGATCTACGGCCTGAAGTACGTGGAAGAGAACCAGATCCTGGCGGGCGACGGCACCGGCCAGAACCTGCTCGGCCTGATCCCCCAGGCTACCGCGTTCAACAACTCGCTGCGCAAAACCGGCGACACCAAGATCGATACCCTTCGTCGCGCGATCCTGCAGGTGCGTATCGCGGAATACCGCGCCAGCGCCATCGCGTTGAACCCGATCGACTGGGCGGACATGGAACTCGCCAAGGACACCACCGGTAGCTACATCTGGGTCAACGTCCAGGATGGCGGCCAGCCGCGCATGTGGCGTCTGCCGGTGGTGGACACCAACGCTGTTCCGTCCGGCGGCTTCCTCGTGGGCGCATTCAACATTGCGGCCCAGGTCTTCGACCGTGAGGACGCCAACGTCGAGGTTTCGACCGAAGACGCTGACAACTTCACCAAGAACATGGTCACCATCCGTGCTGAAGAGCGCCTGGCGCTTGCGGTGTACCGCCCTCAATCGTTCGTTTACGGCTCGTTCACCGCGCCTTAATCGCCAGGAGCGTGCCCGGGTAACCGGGCACGAACACTGATGGAAATTACCGTCAAGACCGTAAAGGCTTTCGACAACGCCGGCGTGTTCACCTTGCCCGGCTCGGATATTTCGGTCGATGAAATCCGCGCAGGCGAACTGCTGCGTAATGGCCTGATCGAGGATTACACCGTGAAGTCAGCCAACAAACCGGACAACAAGAAGGCGCCGGAGCCCAATAATAAAGCTGCTCCCAAGCCGAAAGTGGACACCTCCAAACCCAAGGCCGAATAAATCATGAGCGTGATCGACATTGACCGGGCAATGCAGCACCTGCTGGCTGAGCCTGAAGATCAGCCGCTGATTCAGAGTCAGCTCGATGCTTCTGAGAAGGCTGCTCAGGACTATCTGCAACGCCGGTTTTTCGTCGATCAGGCGGCGGCTGACGCCGCGAAAGCGAATGTTTCGGTGCGGTTGACCGAATGCCGCGAATTATTTGAGACCGCCAAGGCAGCGGCTTTGCTGGTCGACGACGACAGGGACCGCTGCCGGTTGATCGAATATGCCCGTGCCGCTTACAGCGATGCGCTCGAGGACGTGGACAAGGATGCCTACGGCATAGTGATCAATGCTGCGATCTCGGCGGCGTGCCTGTTGAAACTGGGGCACCTTTTCGCAAATCGCGAAGACGTGGTGACCGGCACTACGGCATTCGAGCTGCCCATGGCCTCGAAATATCTGCTGACGCCTTACCGCATCCGGATGGGTGCGTGATGAGAGCGGGAAGATTGCGACACCGCGTGGATATCCAGGCCCGCGAGCTTGAGCAGGATCTGGAGACGGGCGAGATGGTCCCCGGACCCTGGGTGACGCGCTGGGAGAAATGCCCGGCCGCCATAGAGCCGATCAGCACGCGCGAGTTTGTCGAGGCCCAGGCCAATCAGTCGGAATTCACAGCGCGGATCACGATTCGGTACCGGCCTGGCGTGCTCACCACCATGCGTGTCGTGCACGGCGAAACGGTTTACGCAATAAAAGGCCCGCCGCTCGCCGATAAGGTGTCTGGCCTCGAATACCTTACCTTGATGGTCGCTGCGGGGGTGAATGATGAGTAGCGGGATTACCTTCAAGCTCACTGGCACGGCAGAGCTATCAGCGCGTTTTGCAGCGTTGACCGAGGACATGCGCCGCAAGGTGGTGACTCCGGCGGCAAAGGACGCGATGGACATTGTCCTTGAGGACGCCAAAGAGCGTGCTGTGCGCGTGGACGACCGGACAACACCCAACTACATCCCGGCGAACATCGCCATGATCGAGCGCAAGAAGCTTGGGGAAGAGCTCGGCGCGGTGGTGGTTTCGGTCGGAGTTCGAAATCGCAGACGCGGTCAAGCCGGCGGCAACACCTATTACTGGTGGTGGGTTGAGCTGGGCACCGAGCACAGCAGATCGCACCCATTTATGCGGCCAGCGCTGGCCAACAACCGCGCCGCGGTATTCAAAGAATTCGTGAGCTCGGCGAAGTTCCAGCTCCTAAAGCTTGGAGTGAACTGATGTACCCACCAATCTTTGCGGTGTGTGCGGCCGATGCTGGTGTGCGGGCCTTGCTCGGCACCGGTCCCACTCGTCTTTATTTGTTCGGCCTGGCGCCGGACAAGGTCGTCAAGCCATACGCCGTCTGGCAGCAGATATCGGGCTCTCCTGACAATTACCTGGCTGGCCGCCCTGACGTCGATTCGCACGGCCTCCAAGTCGACGTATACGCCGATACCGCGAAGGCGGCGAACGACGTGGCCACGGCCATTCAGCGGGCCATCGAGCTTGAATGCTACGTCACTGGCTACAACGGTGACTTTCGCGACCCCGTGACCATGAATTACCGCAGCAGCTTCAATATCGACTGGGTCGTCAACCGCTGACACCCGGCAACCCGCAACACCCCCTCCAAACCCGCTCCGGCGGGTTTTTTTGTGACCGTAGAAATGACTTCGTTGGAAGTCGAGGAGCTTTTCTTGAGCATCAAGACCCAAGGTACCGACCTGTACGGTATCGACCCCGAAACCGGCGCAGTCATCAATGTGGGCTGCGTCACCTCCATCGACGGTATCGACTCCCAAATCGACCAGATCGAAACCACCTGCCTCGGCGACGACGCGCGCGAGTACGAAGCTGGCCTGGCCACGCCTGGTACCGGCACCTTCGGCATCAACACCGATCCCCGTGACCCGGTCCATGTGCGCCTGCACCAGATCAAAACCCTGGGCCTGAAAATGGACTGGGCCGTGGGTTGGTCGGACGGCCGTATCAACGGTGAAGGCATCCGCCCAACCGCTCTGCCTGCCAATGCCCTGGAGTCCATCACCGTCTCCAGCCCGGGCACCGGCTATACAAGCGCGCCGACCGTGGCGATTACCGGTGGTGGCGGCACTGGCGCCACTGCTACTGCCACTGTTGCCGCTGGCTCGGTGACTGGCGTGACCATCACCAACCCAGGCACCGGCTATACCAC